ATATGCTTCACCATACATCATATGAACACGGTCAACAGCATCTTCAAGTTGGACCAAACTAATGCCATGGTCCTCATAACCATCTGCTACCATGTTATAATAACTGTTACTTGGTAGGCTAAGTTGCTCATCTGGATACATTAAGTAAGTCATTGCAGTATGTAAGGTACCGTCGATAAGCACAGTGACTATTTGTTTGGTATAATATACTGGGAACCCTTCTAATATATCTAAGGCATCTTCGCAGTCATCTGATATTTCCCAAACTACACCAACTGTATCACTAGTATAATCAGCCACTACAGTAGCAAATGATTTGAACTCAAAGCGGAAGCCTGGCAATACCGCGGCACCCAAACTTACTGCCTGCGGGCAACGTCGAGCCATCTGTGCTAGATTAGTATTCATGCCATACGAAAAGTAGAGTTGTTTCATATCTTGTAAGTGCTTCCTTTTGCTTGTGTGTAAAAAATGTGTTGCCCTATCTTTGCCACTCGTTTACCTTTGTCACGCCAGTCTGGTTTAACATAGTCTGCGTGGTAGAACAATGCTTTCTTCAATGGCTTAACTCTAACTCCATTGTTTAATACTTGACTAGCGATTTCTCTACTGCGAGTCCAAGTTGCGTCTGTGGGTCTAGACCAAGCACGTTCTTTAACCTTAGTCCACGAAAACTGTGCTTTTGAGTATACAACATTGCATATATTCTTACCCCAATAACCAGATTTCTTACGATTAAGTGTTACCTGCGCTACTGCATATTTACCCAAGTCATTTTCGACACCTGCTTCATAGTATATATTACGCACCAAACATTCAAACTCTCGAGGAGTATAGTTGACTCTACCTGCACTGCGTTCTAACACTGCTTCTTTAATTATTTCAACATCATCATGTATTTCAAATACATGTTCTTCTATTTGATCCATGCGTTGGTCCTGCACAAATAATATGTATAAAAACCCTGCAATAATAAAATAAATTAGGCCACGTTTAATCATAATGTGCTTTCTCTAATGTTTAAAACAAGTGTATTATACTATAAATTTGGGTAGAAGTCAAGCAAAAGATAAATAATTAAAATAGGAATTTAATATGGCAACATACATTTATTATGAATCAACTACTCCGCCTGGGGTTACCCAATGGGAACTATTTGATAAAAATGCAGAGACAATTTTATCGCTAATTGAAGCTACAGATAATATTATTTCCGATGAATTAATTGAAGTTGCTGGCAGAAGTAATTCAGTTACAACGAAACTCATCATTTATTTTGAAAATAAACAAACAGCAGATGCATACCTAAGCAACACACCAAATGTAGTATCATTCTGTTCAGATCCTGAAATGGTAAAATATTGCAATGATAATAATATCGTATATAGTGTATCAGTTAATGATACTAGTAATACATTGACAGAAATTATAGATTCTGTAGATAGTGATAATTTTTCTAGTTGGTCTATTAGATCTATCTAATAGATTAATATAATACAAAAAAGCCCGTATACGGGCTTTTTATGGTTACAACTTCTGTCGCTTAATTAAGCAATAAAAGCACGAGCACGTGAACCTTTAACATCACGAGCAGACACAGCATAGGCTGTTTTACCTGTAGTGTTTACTTCTGTTTTAACTACTAAACCGCATTTACGGAACTCTGACATACGAGCTGGTAAGTTTTTGATACCATAGTTAGCTGCCGCTTGAGCCGCTGTTAAAGTTTTACCTGTACCACGTAGGTATTTTTCTAAGAATGCTACTTGATTTGTTACTTTAGCTAAATTTGCCATTAGTTACTTCTCCATAAAGATTAATAAAAGTTTTGCTTAATTCCTAAGCATGTGTATATTATATACTCAGTTAATGATGTTGTCAACCTATTTTTAATCAAAATTTAATTTAAATTGTGATCTAAATTCAGGTGATCTATAATACACTGAATTTTTAATTAATCGTATACGAAGTTGATCATATAACTTAGTTAAATCCAACTTAACTAATCGGTCAACTTCTTCTACGGCACGTTGAATTCTTATTTTAGTATCTTCAATTTGATCATAACTATGGTCAATAATATCGTCAAATGTATCTATGCCTATATCTCTTAAAAACTGTATTGCTCCTGGGCTAGCAATTAATACAAACAATTGTCCAGCTATAATTGGCTTAAACGTTTTTTCACTTAGCATAGGAGTTAAATTATTAACCGTAGTTTCGGTTACTAAATTGATATAGGCTTCTTGGTATGCAGGGTGATTGATTGAAAGATCTATACCAATTACATTATCAGTATTAACAAATGCTACTTCAGGGGGTAATCTTTGAAATTTATCAGTTTCTTCTATAGTTAATGATAATTCCTCAGTTAGGATGCCATGGTGCGGGCGTTGATTAAATGTAAATACCATATCATTAAAATAATCTCGCTCACTAAGCAGCAAATACGTTAATTTCCTATGTTCCCATTGTGTTCCGTTTAAACAACTAACCTTATATTTTTTTGGAACATTTGAAAATGTGTTAGTCAGATCGGCAATAGCTGGCGCATACGGGCTACTTGCCCAAAGTACCCAAAATGGAAAAAATTGAATTTTGGAATTTTCAGGTATACTTTTATGATATTTGTATAATCCCGACAATACATAATAAGGTTTAGAAAGATAAATTTCTCGACTAAGCATTTGCTCTACGTTAACTGGATTTGTGCAATCGATTATTACATATAATATGTAAGCTGGTAATTCTATATTTTTTAATCGTGCAAAATCGTGTACTATTAAACAGTTGGTTGGAATGAAATAACTATAGAAATATTCTACATATTGGTCATTAAATTCAACTATCTGATCATCTTCTAATCGATAAATCATATTACTCTAATTAGAATCCATGTAATTCAAGGTGAATTTTAACGTCAGTTACTGAATCTACACGGAAACTGCGCCAAGCCTGTTTGTCTATACACCATACACTAAGTGTAGCAGATTCCTTTTCAGTAGCTTCTTTAACCGGTGTTTTACGCTCATACGCAGGCACAAGGTCTGCCCTGAGGGTACAGGGCATAGTACGCACCTCACCGTTTACTTTGGTAAACGTTACTTCACACACACGGTCTCTTAATTTTGCTAACAATTCTTCTTTAGTCAGTTTCATGTTTTCCCTTTAATATATCAATTGTAATTTCTTTAGCACGTTGATCTACAGCTTTACGTTCCAATACAGCTACAGTACGTAATAGATCCTGCATCAGGTCTACGATAACCTCACGTCCTTCTTCTGTAAAATGGCAATACTCACGTCCCACGGGACTATTGCGCCACAAGCGTGGGTTCTTAGTAATTTCTACCATAGCACCGTAGACAGTACCCCTGTTAGCTTCTTGCGCTAGTTTATAATTTTTAGTCAACGGTAGTATCCTCGATAGCCAGTTTATTAATTTTACTATCATTTAATGGCATTGTCAAACTGTTCGATAACCTTAGCTAGGTCATCTGCTACTTGCTTGTCTGTTCTAAATTCAGCAAATCGTGGAAGGAACAATGAGTATTTTGTGTTATTACCCGTCGGCGGCATAATGCTGTTGCCTTTAACTGTAACAATTGTACCAAGTAGTCGATCACGATTATTATGCACTTCTAAACGTACTTCATCTGTAAAGCCACTAATGTTTACTTCAAGTAACCCATCGCTTGATTGACAAACAATAGAACCAAACGTTGCTTCGTTTTTACCATTGCCAGCATTAAAACCCATTATAACTAAGTCCACATCAATATCAAGTTTCATCTTAACTTGGTGTTTACTTGTACCATCTTTCCATTCACCATTACCATGTTTAATAATAGTGCCTTCTAACCCTTCTGCAAGCATTTCACGGTAGTGTACCAATGCTTCTTCCATGTTATGTATGATGACAGTTGGGATTAATTTAATAAAGTTTGAACCAAATACTTGTGATTTGAGTGTTTCAAAACGTGTTTTGTATGGTACAGCGTAAACACCTTTAGCAACTACTGCTGATAATGCAATTTGATCCCACACTAAGTAAACTGGTTTGCAATTTGCTAAAAATGCGCCACCCTGTGCTACTTTGTTTAGCATACCATTGCCAATTTGGCGTGGTAATACAACACCATCTTGTTCAACTAATAGCTCACCGTGTGATTGTGTACCTAGTGGAAATGTATCTTTTACATCCATTACTAAGTATTCAAATTGCTCTAATGGAAACTGTGTACCAGATCGGCTTAAGATAGTAACATTACCATCTGCATCGTGATTTACGTTAGCATACATGCCATCTGCTTTAAGTTGACTGTAAACACCCTCTGCCCAGCTAAATTGATCTAACTTAACTGCTTTTGGAAGTGAACAGCGCATATATGGAAATTCTGGAATTAAATTCTTCCATACTTTGTTTGCTGTTGACTCGCCGAAGCCAGCACGTAGATCTCGATCCACTACTTTAGCAATTACTTTTGCATCGTCTGCTGATACACATTCGAGTATAAGTTTAAGCTGGGTAATACCAGCAGTACCAGTAACCTGGCGTGTGCTTAACATTTCTAATAACGAAAATGCTTCAGACATGGTCATGAAGTCAATGCGCATTTTAGTTTCGTATTGGGGGATTTTTTTAATAAAGAAGTTTACAGTTGGGTCATAGGCAAGACGAACAACTTCTTGTAGTTCTTTATTGTCTTTGTGCTGGGTAAGAATAGCAATTTTTGCATTCTTGCTAGGTTCGTTAGCAACTTCTTCTAAAATAGCGTTTATCATGTATACACTCATTTATTAATTTATAAGTGTATTATACAGCCATTTACCTAGGTTGTCAATCTAAATTATGACAGTTTTGGCTCTGAGAAAGTGTATAGGCGGTACTGGTACACTAGAACTTAAATAAACGGATAGCGTATGTTCTATATCTTCTGGACTGGTTTTATCTTCGAATATATCACTTCTAAAATAGCGTTTATCATTTATATATTGTGCTTTTTAGAAATGCATAATGTGTAGGTAATGCATCAACAACTTTAACAGTTTGTGCTCTGTGTTCGCGCCATGTGTTCCACGTATTAGTAGCCATGTCTGCAGATTCGCTGTACTGATTATTATTAAAATCTACTCTACTATTATCAATAACGTTATGACCCATGCCTGCAATGATATATGCTATTCCGCCCATGTCGTTACCTACTACACGTGACCTATGAAGTCTATATGCAATGTCATTGTATGAACCCAATACACCAGCTTTAAAATCATACATCTGTTGTGAGTACGTAGTTTCTTCACTAACATGATTCCAGTATGCACTATCATTACGCATAGACAGCGCATAATGCTGACTAATAAAATCTTTAAATCCTGTAATTTGTTCACGGAATGCAAAATTAAATGCATCAACATCAAACCGCGTAACTCTGCCATTGCGCATTTTAAGTAGATTTACCATCTTAATGATACATTCATGTGTAAGCATCAAACCAGTTGATTCAAGTGGCTCGATGAATCCATTTGATAGACCTATGCCGATAACATTCTTTTCCCAGGTGCGTTCATGTACACCATGTTTAATCGCAATGTGTCGCACTTCCATTGCATCAACCCGTGCAATATCTTGTACTGTCATTCTATTAGATTTTAAATGATTTCTAAATTGTTCTTCTGCTTGTTCTTTTGTTGCAAACTTACTCGAGTAAACATAACCTGTGCCAAGTCTATCCCACAAAGGAATATTCCAGACCCATCCTGCTTCAATTGCTGTACAACTTGTAACACATTCCATTTCTTTATCTTTATCGATATATGGAATAACACCTGCTACTGCGCTATCATTTAATAATGTATCGTGGAATGATATAAATGGAACTTTTAATGTTTGTTCGAGTAACAATGATCTAAAACCCGTACAGTCAATAAACAAATCTGCTGTTAGCTCGCCACTCTTTTCAGTAACGATTGTGTCAATATGTCCTTTTGCATCTAAGTTTGCAGTTAATACGTTATCTAAAATATGTGTCATGCCCGCTGGCAAACATAAATGGTCACGTAGATAATTACCAAATAGAGTTGCATCCATATGATATGCAGTGTCGGATTTAAAATCAAATCCACGTATTAAATGATCCTCATTCTTTGTCATTTTATTTGCATCAGTCATTATAACCTGATCGTGATAAAATTCTGCAAATGAATATGGATTAATGTTTGGCAAAGTTGCGGCCCCAATAAACCATTCCATTAGACCTCTAGGCTTATCAGTAAAGTCATATCTACCAAACGGATAATGAAACACTTGTGGCTTTTCTGTTGGGTTTTCTCTAAAGTCGATAAACTTAATTGATGTCTTGTATGTTGCGTTACAATGCTTCATCCAATCTTCATCTTTAAGACCAAGATAGTGAAGGAATTCGTTTATCTGTCCGATTGTACTTTCGCCTACTCCGATTGTTGGGATATTAGGCGACTCGATTAGTGTAAGTTTAACGTGTGGTAATTGTTTTGATATAGCAGCCGCTGTCATCCATCCCGAACTGCCACCACCTACAATAGTTATACGCTCGATTTTGTTTCTCATACTACTTTCCTTAGTTGCAATGCAGAATCGATATCATCTGTACCAAATGTACGTTCGCATTGATGACAATCCCAACACTGATTTCTACACGTTGTTAATAGTTTCTCTAACTTCTTACCCGGAGCTGTTGACCATATGCCAGTGTAAGTTGTGTAAGTTGTTTTATAATCTTCTTTAGTAAATCGTGTATCAATCCACCCAGGAATCCAATCATGCAATGGCACAAGATTATTATCGACTATGTCTTTAT